TATGTGATGGACAAGGTTTATTTTATATTAGACCTACCGAATCTAATTATCGACTTTATTTTTTTCGTCAACATGAATATCGTTCTTATTATGGCATTAATGGTGAATTAGAAGAAGTAATTATTATCTATAGCTATAAAGTAAGACAGGGTACAGGTTTTAGTAATGATATTAATATAACTAATATTTCAGGTAATACAATTACTGGACCACAAGGAGCTAAACGATACATTAAATTATCAATTAAAGATAAAGTAATTGAAGAAACACATAGTGAAGGAGAGATGTCTTTTGACTTACCTAGTTATAATATTCCAGGACGTACTCAAACATTTAAAAATACGCTTGGATTTATTCCTTGTGTAGAAATATTTAATAATCCTAAAGGATTTTCTAACGAAGGTGTAGGAGAATTTGATGCATTAGCTAATCATATCGCTACGCATGATGAAATGGTACGAACTATGCGTAAAAATGTGCAGTTTTTTGGTAATCCAACCCTTCTTTCATCAAGACCTAAGACAGATCTTATGGAATCTGGGTCTGATTCTACAATTCAACGTCCTTCTATTGCAGCAAACTCTGGTTTTACCGGATTAGGGAATTTAAATCAGTCAAAATTTAAATCTGATCCCCTCTCAAGAGGTATGGATGGGCAAATTAGGGTACCCAGAGTGATTGCTAACTTAGAACCTAATGATCGTGTTGGTTATATTGTTCCAAATGCCATTACTGGAGATCAAAATAGTTTTGCACGTCAGTATCGAGAAGAAATACGTACAGCTTTAGGAGGTGTAGATGACCTTTCTATCTCCGCTGGTATCACAGCAACAGAATATAAATCATTATTTGGTCGTGTATCAGCAACATCTAAGAAAAAAGCAAATGCTATTTACACATATGGTATTTGTAGATGTTTAGAATTAATTATTTATCAAGAAGAACGTTTATTTCGTGATACTTTAGCTGCTTCTACCGGAATTGAAAGACCAGTAGAACCATCAGAGAATGCATCTAAAGAAGAAATAGATTTATATGAAGCTAGTTTAAAAGGTTTTGAAGAAAAAGTTAAACAAATAATGAAAGCTTGTGTAGAAACTCAATATGTACCAACAGGTGTTATCGGTTTAATACCAGATGGAGACCTTACTATACTTTGGCGTTGGTTAGGTCCTGTTTACGAAGATTCTACACAAGATATTTTAAATAATTCTATTGTGGTACGTAATCTTCAAGAATTAGGTGTTGATAGTATTGAAGCACTGAAATACCTCTTCCCTTCAAAAACGGATGAGGAGCGGGCCGCGATGTTATCGGGGTTCCCGTTCAGAATGGTCAATGAATTGCAGGGTGCATACTCTGCTTTTGCAAAATTAGTGGGGGGCATGATGCAGACTCCTCACCCGCAGTCACCAGATTTACCAATGGCTGCTGATCCAAGACTTGACCTTACACCTTATCTGTATCGAACATTAGAAGCACTACAAAAGGAGATGAGTTATGCAGGACGCTACCGTCCAATCGACCCCACAGATGAGCCAAGTACCGACCGCAGTGGCACCAAGCAGCTACGTAGCAGTACCAGCGCCTCAAGCTCCAGCACAGAGCTACCAGGGACCGATCAATTACCAAGTGGGTACCAGTTACCCTCAAGCGGTGCCACAAGCACCTATCAATTACCAATCAAGCCCTACTCAGTACGCGCCCCAATCCCAACCGGCGGTACCTCAGAGCAGCCCATGGGAATCGGCATTCAACAAAGTAGTGGGACTGCTGAGCGCACCAGTCCAATCCCCGTTCCAGGGTCAACCCTCGGTTCCGACACCAACATACGTTCCAGCCAATTACGGCCAAACGTACAACAACCAACCTATGCCCAGCTTGGGGACGCAGACCTCGTATCCCAACCAGGAATACTTAACCAATTATTCCCAAACCTCCTCCAATCCCTCACTAGCGGACGTAGCGGATTACCTGGGTCTGAGCGACGAAAGCCGTCAGGTAATCGACGCATTCGGAATAGAAGCACCAGCCGTTCTAAATAACTATGCTCTCCAATTGGAGACAATGTTAGATAGTGCTATCGCATGGGGTCAAAAAGCTGATAGTTTATTGCATGGTTATGCCAATTTTGCTGTAAATGAACACCAAGAGAATCTTGCTTATAACGAAATTCTCACTAATCCTGATGTATTAAGTGATTACACTTTGAAGTTCTTTGGTCCTGAGGGTCCTTATCCTGTATACGAAAATGAAGGTGAATTAGAAACACCTGGTTATCGTACTGAACAAGTAGTACCTGGTTATGGGAATTTCCCTGCACCTCCTGATGCTGCTGCTCCACAACAACCTCAAAATTTCTGGGGAGGATTTAATGAAGTTATGGCACGAGACCCTCAAAATGCTTGGCGTGTTCTTAATCAAGCTCAACCAAACACTGTAGCTAATAAGTTATTTGTGATGGAGTGAAGTTATGCGAGCACGTTATAAGTATGGCATACCTGCAGCGGCTGGATTAGCTACTGCAGGTTATGCTGCATCACAAGGAGAAGATCCAGGTTCTATTGGTTTAGCAGGACTTGCGGGCGGAGCTGGAGCTGCTGCTGGTCTCTTAGGAGCACGACAATTTGCCGGTAGATATTCTCCTACGATGCTACAAGCTGTTCAAAATAGAGTTATTAATCCATTAAGTGAGGCTGTTTTAACCGCTCAAACCAAACTTCCCGATAACTCTACGCTTCGCAAGGATATTTTGAATACTTTAGCCAATAAACTTAGTGATGCTCAAAGAACTACACCAACTCCTGAGATACAACGTTTTATTGGTAAAGGTGTAGCTGGATTAGGTGTTCCTCTTAGTGCTAGTATTGCTGGACTTGGAGGTGTTGCATTAGGTGCTATACCTGGAGCAATGAATATTCCTGGTTTTCAACAGCAGACTGTAGACCCAGAATCCTACGGTTCCAGTAATTCTTTAGGTGCTCGGTACAAACAAACAACAGGCACTGCAGGTATTAGTAATTATTAATAATAGTTAAATTAATACCTGCTAAAATTTTTATAGATAAAGACAGTTGTACGTCTGAATCTTTTCACCATACATCCTGCAATATAGGAGGATAAACTAAAGTGTTTATTGATACAGATTTTCCAAAAATCTTAGGTGCAGAACTTTATCGTCCTCACCCTGCTTACATTTGTGAAATGGCTGTAGAACCAGTAGTGGTTCATGATTTTACTCGGCAGCCAGGTCAAACTGTTCAACTCGATCGCTATAAATTCTGGGGCACTCCTGGTACTAAAGATAGCCGCGAACGCATTTCTGATCAAACCATTGGTACTGCTAACAGTCGTAACATCACTAAAGAAAAAGTTCTTGTGGTGCTTAAAGAATACACTGGTCCTGCAGATCCTGGTGATCCTACTCAACCTAGTACCTTTAAAATTGCTCGTGAAACTCTGATTACTGCTCAGCGTATGTTGCTGGATACAGGTAATCTGAATATGTTCCACCAATCTATTGGTTCTCTTACACTTCTTGATGATTATCGTCGTTGGCGTGATCGTGTGTTTATTGATGAATTAGCCAAAGCAGAAGCTAATGGTAAGGCATCAACAACACAAGGCGGTTATTATTTCGCAGCTAATCTAACTAAAGATTCTAGTGGTCGTGTTTCTTATAGCGCTCCGCAATATACAGCTCAAGCCCAACAATTCCATGTTGCTACGGACTTGTTGACTGTTGTTAAAGATATGCGTAAACGTAACGTACCTACCTTCTCTGATGGTTTGTATCGTTGTATTTGTGATCCTACATTCATGATGCATTTGCGTCGTGATGATGACTTCCGTGAAATTGCACGTTATTCAGGTAATCCTGGCCAAGGCATGTATATGTCTGGTAATCCAATGATGCCTAATAATGCTAGCTTCTACCAAGGTCCTCAAGCAGGTCAAGGTTATTTCTTAGCTGGTGAACCTGTAATGCCTACTGGTGTTCAGTTTGAAGGTGTTAAATTCTATGAATCTACCAACTTCCCAACTAAAACAATTACAGCTAGTTTTGATGGAGGTTCCACCTATTCTAGTCAAGAAACAGCTCAAGGTTTCTTCTTTGGTCCTCAAGCAGTAGGTGTTGGTGTAGGTGGTCCTAATGCTCAAGTTTTAATTAATAATAATGATGATTTCAGCCGTTTTATCATTCTTATCTGGCAACTGTATGCTGGTTTTGAAATCTTAAACAAAGATTTTGTTACTACTGCTTATAGCTTCGTCAGCGATGACGGTGTTCTTTGATACAATAAATAAAACAACAAGGAGAAATAAATGACTTATTTGACTTCCAAAAAGATTTACCCTGGTAACTGGGTAGAAGCTCTTAATGGCTGGTACAAAAATTTTGATTCCACTGGTGCTGGTGGAACTGCAGATGTATCCAAATCTGGTCCTACATCTGTTCTAGCTATTCCTGGCTATCGTTATTTTCAACAACGTGGTTATGTTCCTATAACCTGGGTATCTGGTGATGCTGCTACTTATGGTCAAACTATGAGTGTTATCATCCCGTCTCCTTATAGGCAAGATGATACCCGTACTGATATCACAGGAATGGTAGTCAGTGGTAATTCCACCCAAGCAGGTTATATTTACCGGGCTGCAATTTCTGTTGGTTCAGGTTGGGGAGATAATCGTGTTGCTTCTGGTGTCTATAACACTACAGGTAATGTAATTGCCTTTGGTCGTGATAATTCTGGTCCAGTTGCAGCTTCTGGTGAATCAGTTGCTGCTGCTGTACTATCTTCTACTGTTTCAGGTGAAGGTGCAGGTACTATTTATTTTGCAGGAGGTAATCAAGCCTTTGGTTCAGTTCCTGTATTTATTGGACCTGCTTCTGGTTTACAAGTTACAGCTGGATCAGGTTTTGTAAATAGTGGTGCTGTTTATAAACAGATCACATCTTCTACAACCTTTAAAGTATATTCCAAAGCTTCTGGTGATGCCACTGCTGTTGCAGGCGGTGTATATATTTCACAAGCAGATAAGAATGCTGGTTTAACCGGTTATTTATTTGTTGAAGTTTGTTATTTAGTTCCTGATAACGCTCCTGATTACAATGATTTAGAAGCTTATCTTAATAATCGAACAGTAAGTTCGACTTAATTAAGGTAAACTAATACTAGTACATCTAGTATCCATGCTTTATCAACACACCAAAACCGGCGCTCGGGTCAAAGTGATTAGTGAATGGGATAATGGCGAATGGTTCATGGTCGAAGATCAGGACGGTCGCCTTTATACTGTTTACAAAACTGAGATTAAATTAGATGAGTCTGCTACTAAAACAGTAAAGACTTTACAGGTAAAAGATAAAGCAGCAAAGGAACCGCCCCGTTCTTTTCCCCCAGATCAACGCTTAAATATTAATTCAGCAACCGCTCAAATGATTGCTGATCATATTAAAGGGATTGGTCTTAAGACAGCACGTGAGATCAAAGATATACAGATGAGTCTTTCTGGTGAAAAGTTCAGTAATCTAGATCAGTTAAAACAGATCAAACGTGTTGATTGGGATTCTGTATTTGCTGCTAATCTAGTACGAGTGTAATATAAGCCCTGCTTCAGCGGGGCTTTTTCATTTAGAATTAAAATAAAAAGTAAAATGACAAATTCAGGTGGTAGATTTTTTCTAGGAGAACTTGGTAGTACTGGTACATCTACTGGCCCTCATATTCATAAATATGTTAAAGATGTAACAACAGGTGCTTTTATAGATCCAGCAACAATTAAAAGTGCTTTAACTGGAATTCAAATAGGAGAAAAAAGAATACCTTTGGTTAGACGTACTTCTACAGGTGGTTATGAATGGAATCCAGATACAGGATTAACAGTCACCTCACCATTTGGCCCAAGAAAAGCACCCGTCCCTGGAGCATCAACTAATCATCAAGGTATTGATTTTGGAGGTCCAAGGGGAACACCTGTTTTTTATCAAGGATATGGAAGAGCTTTACCTATACCAAAGGCAGGTGGTTATGGTAATCTAATGACAATTAGGACCGCAGATGGAAAATATGAAATCGGTTTGGGGCATATGGATAAATTGGGGCCAGAAGCTGAGGTATATGCGTCAAATTTAAATTCAAAACCAATACCACCTGTTTTACCTCCATCTGATAACGATATTTACAAACAAGGAGAAATAGAAGGACAAAAAATAGGTGCTTTAACAGCGTTAACTCTTATGGATAGATTATTAAATGAGAGACGTCGTTCACCTTCATCTTATATAGAATCTTTATTAAAACCTGATAAAAATGATGAAGCGATTAATTTTTTAATAAACTATACAATGAAAAATCCTTTTGAAACACAAAATTGATTTAGTACATTTATAATAAAAGAATAATGGTGATAAGAAGTGCAGTTATCTGATTTTGATAAAAGTAGAGTACGGTATCATTTAGGATATTTTACTGTTTCTATTCCAGCTGGAGATTACGCTCGTCTGGAAGAAGCAATGAATACCATACCTGATTCTTATTTTTATAATAAAATTACTATTCAGGTTGGACGTTGTGATACAGCAGAAAAGAAAACTGAAGTGGCAAGTTCTCCTTCTACTAGAATTGAAAGTATCCTTGGAGACGTAGATCGTACAATTCGATCTTCTAATGCAAAAGAAGCCCTTAAAGTATGGGATGAAATATACTTATATGAAACAAATCGATTAGCAATGATTCTTTATGTACCAAACTATAAGGATCCTTTTCAAGCTCGCTATCGTTACGAACGTTCAGGTGCTGAATATATCCAAGCATTACCTGGCCCTGCTGATACTGCAGTAGGTAGTAATCTTTATCTTTATATAAATCATAGGTAATATCATGAATTCTTTTTTACAACGATGGCTTTCAAAACAAAAGTTTAATCCTATTGGTAATGTAGGTGGCTTAATTCAAAATTTAAATAAAACAACTAATCCTCTTTTTCAAAAAATACAAGGGACCTATAAAAATCTTCAAACTCTTGGTCCAACTGCTTTAAATCCACTTACAACTCAAAATCCAACTACTACATTAGGAAGGGTTGGTAAATTTTTTAATCCTTTAAATCCTAGTAATTTTAGAGATATACTTGGAGGCCTTGCTATTTCTACTATGTTACCAGAAAATGATCCTAATAAAGGTAATGCAGAACTTTTTTTATATACTCCAGGTGGTCTGATTCCAAAGATTGCAACTTTAGGACTTTTAGGTGCTACTCCAATAGGTACTGGATCAGAACTCCGCTCACATCTATCCGAAGCAGAACAAGCTCGGCTATATGGTAAATATAAGCTGAAAAATAATTTAGACCCAAATAAGCCAAAAAATAATTTAAACACA